CCGTCGTGCGGCCCCACTGCTCGGCGAGGGCGGCGAGGCGGGCGCCGTCGGCGGCGACGATCTCCGCGTCCTCGGCGGGCGTGTAGTGGTCGCGAAAGCGGGCCGGCACGTCTACGACGCCCGCTGGCGGGCCGCGTCGCGCCGCTCGACGGCGGCGCGGACGATCGCCTCCACGTCGTCGGCCGGCGTGATCCGGCCGTTCACGGAGACGTTGCCGTCGGACAGGAACATCAATTCAACCCCGTTGGCCCACGCGCTCGCGTGTAGCGCGGCGTAGAGGTCGGGCACCGCGATGACGTCGAGCGTGGGCTCACTGACGTCGGTGGGCGGCTTACCGCCGACCGACGCCAAGCGGGGGCCGGGGCGCGGTGCGGCGGCGACCGTCGGCAGCCTCACGAGGATCGCCGCGCCGTCATCCGCCTTCCAGTTGAGCGGGGAGGAACGACAGTCCTGAAGATCGGGGAGCGCGGAGCGCGGCAGCGTCATCAGCAGGCGGCCGTCGGTCTGCTCCGGCGAGACGCCGTCCTCGTCGAGCGCGATCCGGAGCCACCCGGCGTCCTCGCCGTCGCCCAGGTACGCGCCAACGTTCGGCTGCTCGTCCTCGTCCCAACCCAGGCGGCGCGCCGCGGCGGGACCGAGGGAGACGACGACGTTCTTCTTGGACGTCGTGAGGGTGACATCTGGTGTTGCGCCTAAGGGGAGGGGGGTCCAGGTCATCGTCTTGGGGACCTAATATAGCGCTGCAGAAGGTGGTGGTGATGCGGCACGCGTGCCTGTAATTCCTTACGCTCGCGCTCCAGCCTCATCTGCAGGGCGACGTCGTACCGCTCGTCATACGGCAGCATCTCGTCGACCTGTACGAGATGACCTTGAGAATCGGTCTTCCACACGCGGCGGAAGTGCAACACGCACGGCTCGTTAGAAGTCATCGTGCAGGTGCAGCTGGGGAACATCATGCGTCGTGTCCGTTGACGAGCGCGGCGGAGCCGTTGAGGTGCGTCTTGCCGACGACGGCGCCCATCGGGGCGGTCTGGTCGCCGCCGCGCAGCCACGCCTTGAAGCCTTCCACGGAGACGCGGTGGACCGCGCCGATCCGGTCATCGCCGCGGCCGTCCGAGAACGCCGCGCGGTAGGCGTTGAGCGCGTCGTGCATGTTGGCCCAGCCCACCATCGCCTTGTGCTCGTCGAACGCCCCGGTGTCCGCGTCCAGCTGGTCGACGACGAAGACGGTCGTCGACTCGGGGTCGGGACCGAGGTAGACGTCCAGCGCCATGCCGTCGGCCGCTGGGCCGGTGCCGCGCACGTAGCCGTAATGCGCGGGCAGGACGGAGCGCCACGGCTTGTTCTTGCCATCCTTGCCCGTCCGGATCGAACCCTTGGCGTTCTCGATCGTGACCGAGAGCCCGTGGAGGTTGACGTGCCCCTTGGGGTAGTTCCCCACGTGGCGCTGGCCGGGGGTCGGCGGGCGGGCCGCGAGGGCGGCGCGGTCGAGCTCGGGGCGCGTGAGCTTGTCGACGTCCTCGTAGCCGGGGATCGGGGTCGGGCGGACGCCGTACGGCCGCGCGGTCTCGTAGGCGGTGCGGCGGCGCTTCAGGGCCGCCAGGCCCAGCACGTACTTGGCGACGTCGGCGGGGGAGCCGGGGGTCTGGGCCTGCTGCCCGATCTGGTTCTCGACGTCCTCACCCGGCGTCGGGTCGTAGTCCTCGGCCTCGACGACGTCGGGCATGCCCGCCGCGCCGCGGATGTAGTTCTCTAGGTCGCGGTCCGGGAACAGCGCCATGCCGCTTTGGCTCATGGAGAGGATAAACTTGCCCAGCACGTCGAGGTCGACGCGCATCGGCAGGTCCGGGGTGTACTGGGGCATCGTGTCGTAATTAAAACCATTCAACGCCCAGGCGCGTGGAAGTAAATAACGGTTATGCACAGAGGACATCGCCTTTAACCAGCCCTCTATAGCAGTATAAAACATATCGACTTTTGAAATTGCGAGATTTTGCGTCCCTCTAGCCTGGTGACCGAGGTCGATAAAGTCAGCTAGTACTGTTTTTAAGATATCCATTTCATAACGATGAATAACTTTATCTGAATCTACTCTTAGGGCAGAGCTATCGGGGGTCTTCAGCTCGAAGTCGTACATCTTATGGGCAGTCGGGCTGCCGTTAGCGTCCTTCCAGACGTCCGACGGCATCACGATTCCCATGCTATCATCTGCCCGGACGTTCATTGCAAGTTTCTTGTAGGCTTCGAGCGCGGCGACCGCCGTCGAGTCCTGGGCCTTCGCGGCCTCCAAAAGGGCATTGGGCACGCGAACCAGTGGTAGTCCGCCAAGGCGCTCGAAGAGAATGGCTTCCAGCTCCTCAATGCGCTTCTTGAAGTACCACGGCCGGTACGCCGTGCGGAGGATGGAGCGACCCTCCGGGTTGTTCTTATGCACCAGCGGACGAAACAACAGCAGCTTCTCGATCGGAATATCGATGAGCGCCCCGATCCATGGCTGCTGCGTGAGACCCATGATCTGGCCGTCTGGCGAGAAAAACCAGCGAAGTATGGTTTCCTGGCCCCGGATCGGGAGGCGGCGGATTCCAATACGGCCGTCGTCGTAGGCGCTGGAGGCGTCGTCCTGGTGATAGGCGTTGCCCTTCCGCCCCAGACGCTTCTTCCAAACAATCTCACAAGGCGCGAAACCGAACTGGAGCATGCTCAGCGCCTCGACGACGTGCTCCTCCCACGGCGCGGACATGTCCATCCGCAGGGAATGGGCGAAGTCCGCCGCCTCCTGCGCTGCCGGGGTGTCGTCCGCGGCCTCGTCGCGCCAGTCGACCTTGCGCATCGCCTGGGTGATGGAGAACAACATGGCCCCAATCGTGGGGTCATTGTCACCCATCTCGCGATATACTCTCTGGGCCTCACGGCCAAGTAATGCACGCAAAAATTCTTCACGGACCCAGCCGCCAAATTGGCGTAACCCATAGGAGCCAAGGTCACGGAAGAGCATACCCGAATTCATTTCAGGCAGTGGCCAACCGCCCGACCCGTCGCTGTAGACGTCTATCGCTTTGGTTACTTGACGTGAACGGGCCATTACTTACTCATCGGACGAAACATGAACCTCTCAAAACTATTTACCACCGGAGCGTCTCGCGGTATAATGGGGGTTGCGCGGCTAGGCTGATCACCGAACCGTCGGTCTAACCTCCCGACTTGCCGCGTGTTTACATGAGGTTTCGAGAAAGGTCTCGAAATGATCGGCTTCGTATATCTCTGGATGGATAGCGGGCGGCATTCCACGAGCCACCCAAACCAACGCATGTTCTGTCTTGGTTCTCACTGTGGAAGTGAGAACGACGGTTATAAAACTGGTACTGGCGGCAACCGATTTCACGCTGCGTACCGTAAGAGGAAGCAGGACTTTAGACGCCGGATCATCGAGCGGATTTACGAAGGAAACCGCCAGACCGTACTGGCTGCCGAGCAGCGGTGGCTAAACCTAATCAAGTCAGAAGAACTGCATAAGCGGTACTACAACCGCAAGAATGTAGCTACGGGCCAGAGCCGCGAGGACATGTTGCGGATCCACGCCGCGGACCCCACGATCAGGCAACGAACCGGAATGGGCGTCCGAAGAACTTATGCCGCCAATCCAGAATTGGGAAAACGTCAGGGCGCCGCTACTAAAGCACGCTATGCAGCTGACCCAGAATTAGGAAAACGTCAGGCAGCAACTTACAAAGCAACCTTGGAGGCCGACCCGGCCGTTTTAATACGCATCGGAGAAGGCGTAAGAGCTGCTAATGCCGCAGACCCCAGTATCAATATACGCAGAGGCGCCTCTATAAGAGCAACCAATGCAGCAGATCCTGGAATCAACATACGCAGGGGAGCGTCTATTAAGGCAACTTTGACGGCTAACCCAGAAATCGGCATACGCAGGGGGCAAACACTCAAGGACTTCTACGCAAATAACCCAGATGCCAGGGATAGAGTTAGCGAAGGCGTCGCAGATTCTTACGTCAAGAACCCCGATCTTAGGAGACAAAGAGCTGAGGTCGCCAAAGCCTTTAGAACCGGAACCCGCTGGATCAACAACGGTACCACCCGCCGCCAACTCAGGCCCGAAGAGCCCCTCCCCGAGGGCTGGCGCTACGGCTACAAGCTAGAGGACCCCACCCCATGACCGACCTCCCCGAAGGCTTCGACTTCCCTACCGAGAATCCTGACCTAGAGTCGGAGGTCTACAACACCAAGATCAGCGACCTCGTCCGAAAGCTCGAGGCAACGATTCACGAAGCCGGCTATCAACCCCAGGAGGTGTTACCGGCCCTCTCCAACTTGCTCGTAACACGCTTCACGGAGGCCGAGAACCCAGACAGGCTATACCGCATATTCATAAAGATTCTAACGGACGAGTACGACGAGCTGATGGACAGGATCGAGGCCGGAGAATTCGACGACTAGGAAACGAGGAAGCGTGGAGGGGATGGAGGCCGCACTTCCTCGCCCCGCAGCCGCGCCGCACCGTGTGGCGTAGGCGACGCGGCTACCCGTGATACTCGCGCGACCCGGGGTCGGCGAAGATCTTCTCGACGACCTCCTTGACCGCCGCGCCCACGGAAGGCGCCTGGCCCCGGTACGACCGCGCCGTGCCCGCGCCCTCGCGCGAGACAACGACGTCCACGGTCTGATCCGACCCGGCGGTCGTATGGGTCACGTCGATCTTCGGCGGGGGCAGCGTGGTCATGAGTCGGTTCTTTCAAATATAACGCCAGGAGCGGGGCTCGCGGCCCGCGCGTACCCGGCTGACGAGGACCCGCAGGACGTCGGGCGAGGCCCCGGTCCGGCGCGAGGCGAGCTTGTATCGACCGTCGCGGCAGTGGGTCGCCGGCGGCATCGCCGCGAGCCGGCGCACGGCCGCGATCATCTCCGCGGTGTAGGGTCGAGTCGGGGGCACGATCACCTGAGCTCCGTCTCCAGGATGGGCCACCGGCGCTGGATCGACGGCAGCGCCGCGATCTCGTCGGGGGTAAAGCCGGCGGCCAGGAAGATCTCGTCGGGCACGTCGCACGGGGGCGCGAGGCCGGCGGCGACGCACATGTCCACGACGCGGTTGCGCCTAAGCTCGCGGCGGATGAAGTCAAAGTCGTCGGCGGCGCGCGTGGTCATCTAGTGACCCCTCAGGGCGACGTAGACGGCGACGGCTAGCGCTCCCAGGGTGAAGAGGGAGTTGAGCCCAACAAAGATGCCGAGGACCGTCGCGCCGACCGAGGAGACGCCCTCGGACTTCCCGGCGAGACGGGAGTTCAAGGTCGTGACGGAAGCGGCGATGATCTCGAGCCGCTCGGACATGGACTTGTGCTGGACGTCATAGACCGAGCGCGGCATGAAGTCCCGGGTCTGGTCGCTCAGCGCGGCGCGGAACTCGTTGACCGCGTCGAACCGCTTGTCGGTCGCCGTCTCGGCCTTTGCGATGGCCTTATCACTGGAGGCGAGCGCCATGTCGACCCGCTCCTTGGACTGGGCGAAGGACGTAACGCAGTATCGGTCGAGCGCGCTGATCTTCTCGGACAGGTAAGTTTCCAGCGTGTCGACCGTCCAGCCGTGGGGGGAGCAGGGCTCCTCGGGCATCACTTGATACTGACGTCGCGATCGTGGTCGTGCTGGCGGTGCTCGTCGATCCGCCGCTGGGCCGCCTGAATGGCCCGGTCGACGTCGTCGAGCTGGCGCGCGACGTTGGACTGGGGCGGCGCGGGGACGAGCTGACGCGGGCGATACTGCGCGGGCGGAACATACGGCTGCATCTGGACGCGCGTAACCGGCGGCGCGGGCGCGGCGCACCCGCCGAGCAGGACGACCGCCAGGCTAGCGGCGATTTGGTGGAACATTGGGCTGCCTCGCTACCTCTAGCTGGACGTCGCGGAGCGTGTTCGTGACGTCTCGGAACGTGCTGCGCATCTCCGCGGTAAACGCCGCGTTCTCGCGCTCGTTCTTGTCCAGCCGCTCCTTCATGTCCGAGACCGAGCGGTCGAGCGAGCCCACCCAGACGGTCGCCGTGCACATCGCAGTCAGGAACGCGATCCCGATCGTGGCGAAGCCGATGATCGAGCCCATCGCCTGGCGCGGGCGACCCGCGCGGCGGTCGTGGGTGGGCTCCACGTCGTCGCTCACTTCCGCCTCTCGATCCGGAGCAAGTCGTCGAGGACCCGCGATCGGAACTCGCGGAACTCGCCGACCTCGACGAACTCCCCGCGGCGGCGCACGAGCTCGGCGTTGATCAGCTCGATCGAGTGCTGCGTCGCCGCGTCCGCCCGCTCACTGGCGGCGAAGCGCGTCTCGGCGAGGTAGCCGAAGCCCCCGATCACGACGACGAGGAACGAAGCCCCGGCGATGACGGTGGCCCACGGCGTGCGGGCGCAGTCGGCCAATTTCTCCTCGGTGCGGTCGATCCGCCCGGAGAGTTCACGCCGAAGAGCTTCCATGCGCTCGTCCGAGTAATGTTCTGCGATCGTCTGGGCCATTCGTTCGTCCGGAACATCGTTACCATCCGCGGATATCAGTGATCATCGAATATTCCGCCGGGCTCAGGGTGATGGTCGAGGAGGCGGGCTCGTACGGGACCGGCGCCGGGCCGCGGTCGGGGGAAGGCGCCCGGAAGGAGACGATGATCGGCGCGGCGAGGGCGATCGCCTGCTCGCTCAGCAGCAGGTGGCTAACGCCGAACACCAGCGCGTCCGCGCGGTTGGGGGACCGCGTGCCCTGGTACCCGAACGTCGAGAACTGCAGGAGCTCGTCCTCCAGCCGGCCGAAGTCGGCCCACGCCGCCGGGCTGGGGTCCCACACATGGTGGACGCGGCACGCTAGGGTCGGCGACCCCGACTCGCCCCCCGGTGAGTCGGGGTCGCCGTACAGGGCGCTCACGGGCTCCGCCCGGATCGCCTTGCCCCGCGAGGCGCGGACGGTGTAGACGGGCACGGGGGCGCCGGGGCTGGCGGCCTGGATGACCGCGCGGACCATCGCCCCGCCGAAGTTGACCTCCGCGACGACCGCGTCCGCCCCGTACCTCTCGTAGGCCCACACCACGCGACGGCCCCAGCCCTCGGGGGGCAAGTTGCACGTCAGGTCCGCGAGGACGTAGGCGTCCCCGTCTTGGCCGAGCCCGACGACGACGATGCCGACGTCGTCGGACCGGGCGTCCTCCTCGCCGTCGGTGCCGGAGGGGTCGACCGCGACGACGACGCGGCGGAGCGTCCGGGGGACGTCCGTCGGCGCGCAGCGAGCGCGCTCCAATAGCTCGAGCGTCCAGAGCGCACCCTCGATCTCCTCGGAATAGACCCCGTCGAAGAACCGCCGCCGCCGCCGCTCCGGCATGTTCCTCAAGGAGGCGAGGTACTCGGGCGTCAGGTTCTCTGCGTTGTCCAGCGGGTTCAGGAACGCGTGCTGGTAGTCGTCCGGGTCGGCCAGCGGGAGCCGGGAGGACGGGTCTATATGTTCGATAAAGAGGCGGTACGTCCAATGTGACTTACCAACCGGATTCAGATCATACAGAGCTCGCTGGCGCAGATCCGTCGTTTGGGCGAGGCGGGTCGATGCTATCTCAACGCTGCCATATGGTATCTGACTACACTCGTTGAAATAAAGAGTCGCATACTCATTACCAAGAATACGCTCGACCCTTTCCTTCTCATCGAGGCCGCCCATCCATATCTCTGATCGATTTGGCAAGCGAACGAATCCATCCTGGCGCTGATCCTGGAGGCGAAGACCCGGATAGCAGATTCTGGCAACCTTCGGCAGCGTATCGAGCCAGATGGACTGACGGACGGCATTAAAGCGAAACCGAGCGATCAAGTGCCGACTATGTTCGGCCCTCAAGGCACGCGTCAAGATTGACCGACAGATCAATGCTGTCTTTCCACTACGCGAACCGCCGACCAATGCGGTATGCCGCTGTGAGCCGCCTAGAAGACGATTGATCTCACGTTTTTTAGGATTCCAGCGCCAGACCTCGGCCATCTATCCTCATAACAGTTTACATCTGCCGACGATTTACGGTAAGATTGAACTCGCGCGGCTAGGGGTGGCCACCCCGAAGATCCCTTTTCTCAGCGAGGAACTACGGCCCCAAGGGCTACCCAGGAGGCGGGTATAAGCATAAATCGTAGACCGGGACCTACGTGGCGCAGCCCAGCGGGTTGAGGAGGACGTCGCATGCCCGCCGGTCGGCCGGCGGCGCGCACGCGGCCAGCGCGGCGGCGAGAGCGAACACAAGGACGATGGACGGGCCAGGCCCGCGGCCCCACCAGTTGATCCCGCCCAGCCACGGCGCGAACAGCTGGTAGAGCACGAGGATGGCGACGAGGACGAGCATGACCATCAGGATCTTCTCGACCATCGGCGGCAGGCGGATGCCCAGCTGCTCCAGGACCCAGACGATCAGGTAGTACGCCAGCACGATGCAGCACAGGAAGAGGAGGGCGCGGATCACCTGACCGAACATCGGGGTTATCCTTATCTTGGGCGGGCGAGGGTTGTTATCGGTCGGCCGGGGTGCCCAGGGTGACCGCGACGGTGGTCGCCACGGCGTCGCGCGGATCGACGACGACGTCGGTCGCCTCCGGGGGAGCGCCCGAGATGTCGCCCGACGCGGTGCCCGCCGTCACCGTGTAGGTGGCGCCGGTGCCTACGGCGACCGCGACGACGTCGACCGTGCCGTCGGCGAGGAGCGCCGCGGTCATCACCGCGGCGTCGGAGGCCGTGACGACGACGGAGCCGGCGGTGATCTCGCCCGGGGTACCGTCGGCCCGGAGGAAGGCGAGCGTATCGATGCGGTGCTGGCGGGTGGTGAGCTGGGCCATGGCGGGGTTTCCTTTGTGCTATGTCTTGTCGGTCGGGGTTCCCAGCGTGATCTCCACGTGGGTCGGGTTAAC